CGTGCTCCTTGACCGCTTCGACATCGACTTCAGCAAGGCTCAGGCCGTCGGCCTGTAGTTCGCGCTGCAATTGCGCCAGCGCCCGCTCCAGCCTGTCGATGACGCGCTCATGTGCCGACATTGAGTACCTCCGTCTCGCTTCCTGTGAACGTTGGAAACATCGCCCCAATTTGAGCGATACTGTTCACGCGCTCGCCTGACCGTTCAGCAAGAATTTCGCTGATCTTCGCCTCATCCCAGCCGTACACGGATGAGACCATGCGCAAGAATTCGCGCTCGCTGACAAACGGTTGCAGCTTCAGCGCGTTCTCGACAACTTGCGCGTCGCTGCGCGGTTCAGCATCGCGCCACAAGCAGCGCCAGGTGCGCGCTGCCGGCGGTTCATCGCCGAACGCGGCCTCAATCCGCGCCGCGAGTGCGATCACGTTTTCCCAAGCGTTGCCCCAGTAGACCTGCGCGCGCTTGATCCGCCCGATGAGGCGAATCTCCATTTGTTTCAGGCTTTCCCCGGAAGCGTTTGCGCCGGCTTGTGTGTAATCCGGCGTGCCAGTGACGTCGTAGATCTGGGCGCGCAGATACCGGGCCGTCTCCAAGTGCGGCAGGATATCACCCTGCTCGATCGCGCCGATCCGCACCGCCTTCAGCCATTCCGCTGTACCCGCATCCGGGCGCATCGCTTTCCCCGTTTGCGGATCTCTCGGTACGACCTCCCAGATCGTCCCCGGCGCAACGCTTTTCGGCGCTTCCACCCCGATGGTGTACCGGATCTGAAAAGCGCTCAGTTCCCCCGCGGCGATGAGACTGTGTACGGTACGGTTCAGCGCGTTCTGCACCGGGATCGCCGCCTCCAGCGCTGACAGGCCGAAGCCGCCGTGCGTCCGCTTCCGGTTGCGGAAGTGGATGACCGGTACACCGAGCGGTTCACCGCTGGCGTTCGTCCACGGGATGTACCGCCGCCCGTTCGCCTCCACATACGGTTCATCGTCCGCATATGCCCACGTGAAGCGCCCCCCGTTGACGGACTGGAGCTTCTCCAGGCGATCAGCGTAGTACACGTTCAGCCGCGTGCGCACGGTCTGACTGTCCATGACCTCATGCCAGATCTTGAGCGCGCACAAAATCTCGTCACTGGCGCTGCTGGCGTATACGACCATCATGCCGTCGACGCCGTCAAAAGCCGGCTCGTGCGTCAGCCGTGCGTGCCCCGTGCGCTCATCGAACGAGACCATGACGTAGGTGTCGCCGTCCCGCGGACAAGCGTCGTGCACGTCAAGCTGAAGCGCGTCAAAACGGTTCAGGTCGAGCAGTTCTGTCGCCCAGGCGTTGGCTTCAGCGTTCTCGCTTTCGATGCCGGTGACCCACAACCGGTCGGTAAAAGCGTGCAGGACGTTCTCGCAGTGGTTGACCACGAACTCTTCGCCGGCCTTCACATTCAGCGCTGTCCGCTGCTGCGCGTTCAGCCAGCCGAAGTCGTGCAGGCTGTCGATGTATTCGCGGTACTGCGCAACCTTCGTCGCGCGCAGTTCCGCATCACGCCGCCATGCATCGGTTACGATCTGCTTGCCGAGCGCGTTCTGGATGCTGCTCAGCATGACCCGTGACTGTGTGATCGTCATAGCACCTTGTTACTCCCAAGCGTGACCACACTTTGCGGTTCGCTGACGCCGGCGACCAGATAGCGCAGCGCGTCCATGGCGTGGTCATTTGCCTTGAGCGGCTGGTCGCGCATGACGCCGTCGCGGCTCGTCATCCATTGGTACTGCTCAAACTCCGCGAGCAGGTTTGCGCAGCCCGCGTGCACCAACAGGCGCGGCAGCCCGTCCGCCCGCGTCACCAACCGCGCTTTCACCGCCTGTATCCCGTCCGTGACCGCGTTATCCGCTTTCACCGCAGGCAGCCCCGCGTCGAGGAAGCGGCTGATGTTCGTCGGCTCAGCCGGGTCACAGTAGAAGGTGTCGATCCGGTACACGTCCGTCAACTGCTGCGCGACCCGAACCCAGTCGTCGATGAGGCGCTGCCGCGCATACTCCTCGTGCAGCACGTACAGCCGCCCATCACCGTCCAGTCCCCCGACCACGATCACGCCCGGATTGGTGTAACCCCAGTCCACGCCTGCGGCGATGCGGACGAGCCGACCGCGCTCCACCGGGGTCACGTATCGATGAACGCGCGCGTCGTATTCCGGGTACACCAACCCCTCAAAAGCGACGAACTCAGCATCCAATTCCTGCCGGGCGAAGTCGCCCGCATAGCTTTGGCGCAGCGATTCCACAAACCCGCGATCCAGATACGGGTTGTCTTCTGTTTTAGTCCGAATGAGCCGATGATCGAAAAGCTGCTCCTGAACGAACGTTTTGTACACCCAATTGCGCCCCTTTGGCGTCGTCGTCAGCCAGGCGTACCCGCTTTGCCCAAACTGGCGCAGGCGACCAATGCCAATCTGCCAGACGATCGGGTCGTAGAGCGCCGCTTCGTCCGCGAACCACCAGGTGACGTTCACCCCGCGCAGTCGCTGCGGCTCCTCGACCGAACGGAACAGAACTTCACTCCCGTTCTCAAGGACTGCAACCATTTCGGACTTGATGAAGTCCACAACCCGGCCTTCAGCGACTTCAAGGAACGTTCTCAACGTCGTATCTTCGAGCATCCGGTATGTCGGAGCCGTGACCAGTCCCAGATTCGGCGTCCGAACCGTGTTTGCGCCGATGTGCCCGTATGCCGCCCGTAACGCGCGCGCCGCGCCGGCCAGGCTTTTCCCGCTGCCGATGCCGCCGATGAGCGCGACGAAGTGTTCGCCGGCCATCACGAAGTCGTACTGCTTGCGGTAGAACGTCCGCCGGATCGGGGTGACGGGGTGCGCCGGGTCAATCTTCCGTCGCAGTGAATACGATCGCCCGGTCTGTTTCCGCCGTCGCAGCTCCAGTTCCGCCGCCGCTTTCAGCACCAACGATGCGTTTGAGTTCGTCATCGGTCATCTTTGTCACGTCCAGCACGACCGGCCCCCCGTCCACCCCAGTCGTCTCCACGCGGGTCGAAAAGCCGCGATTTTTGTACTTCGACTTCAGGTAAAAGATGATCGCCCCGACGTTGCGCTTGTTCAGCGCTTCGTCCAGCAGCGCGGCTTCAAGCGCGTCACCCACCGCCTCGACGATCTCCTGATACGTTTCCGCAACCGCCGGGTCAGTCCGGATGTAGTTCAGAACTGTTGCGTGACTGCAGGACAGTTCTCGCGCCGCAACCGAAATCAGCCCCCGCGTTTTTTTCAGCGCCGCGATCACTTGCTCACTTGTGAATTTCCGCGGTCTCGCCATTTTTTGCCCCTCGCTATCCACCCGTGCGCTTCAGCAGCGCGGCATAGTGCGCCATGCGGTTGTTCGACCCGACCGCCCGGTAGACGAGTTCAACAACCTGATACCCCGCGCGCGCAGCTTCGCGCGGTAGCCAGTCGCGGATGATCGATTCGTAATGCCAAAAGAGATTCGTCCAGCCGTAGCGCGCAGCATACGGCTGCACCAAACGCAGGTTCCCCGGCCCGAAAGCCTGAAGCGCATAGGGTGCACCATCGTTGACCGCAAGCGCCAGTTGAGGCGGGAAGCTGCGCGGTGACGTGAAGAACGCGCGAATGTATTCCAACGCGCTGCCGTAGGGGTCGATATCGACCAGATCCGGTTGAATGTGAACAGGTGCACCGGCCAGCATGCACTGCACCGCGTCCCCTTCGTACACGGCCCAGTTGGGACGCTGGATCGCAAGCAGTTCCGCTTTGCGCGCGCTGTTTTCGAATACAACCCCCGCGCAGTCCGTGTACACCTTGCGGTAGACCACGCCTTTACCGCCGTTGGTCTCCAGGACGACCAGCGGACGGTTATTAAACCATGAGCGCACCAACCGCCGGAGGGCCACCTTGTCCTGCAAGGTTGAGTTATCGCGCTTGTGTTTGGCTTTCGACATAGTGCCGGAAGATCTCCGCAATTGCTTCGTGCCGGTTGACCAGCCCGGTCAGTTCAATCGCCCGTTCCACAACCGCCAGATCGCGGATAAGGACGACCAGTCGCACCCGCCCGGCGAACTGGTGCTCAAACGATCCTTCACCCTGAACTGCCTTCGGATCCACCTGCTCGGCCAGGTCGAGCCGGATCGCGTCCAGCAGACCGCGCAGGTTGTCATCTGGAAGTTCCAGCGGGGTCAGTTCATCCAGCAGCGTGCTGACTGCGGTCGCGCTGTACCCCGCGAGTGAGCCGATGTAGTCCGCCGTCAGCAGCGCTTGTGCCTCTTCCTCCGGGGACAGATCCACGAGGATGTACGGGACGTCTTCATTGCGCTCAAGCGCCTGCATGACACGCTCATGCCCGTCGATCAGGTACCCCGTCCGCGCGTTTTCGATGACCGGCGCGATCCAACCAAGCGTGTTCAGGGACGCTTCAACCGCCTGCCGCTGCGCTTGCGGATGCTGACGCGGATTGTTCGGATTGGCCGTGAACTGATCCGCTTTTTTGACGCCGTAGCTGACGATCCGGTTGCGCCAGAGTTGATTTTGCTTTTGCTCCAAGAAGCGCTTCTGCTTCATCTCGCAACCCCCACAATCCCCAATTCGTCATCGACGGATACGGGGTCAGCAAGTGCCCGCAACCCGCATCGTCGATGAAGACAAAGCCGTTGGCCATGACCGGAGCGGTACTGTCCGTCCGCGATGCGTACAGCATGCGCCGCTGGTCGAACAACCCGCCGCTGTCGATTGCGACGTACCGGTTGAACGGGTCGCGGCTGATGCTGACGTGATGCTGATGCGCACTGACCACGTTCGCCTGCTCCTTCTGCACGTGCGTCTCATTCAAAAATGAGAAATTGATGAAAATGCGTTTACATGATTGACAAGTCAGCAATACCGGTATATTCTTATAGTATAAGCGCTCAGTTGGGAGCGCGATAGTGAAGGAGAGGGAACCATGATTTTTCGTCACAGTAACCCCAATTTCCGTAAGCGCCACCCAGGCAAAGGTGTCCTGTTGGACACCAGTTTCTGCGAATTCGAAGAAGAAGACGCGGAGCTGGAGCTTGCTCTCGCGTTCATCATCGGCTGCGGGACGACGCTGGAGTATTGGCACTGCAATAACCCACTACTAGGTGAAGGTGAATGGATCCCCATTCCAGAGGGGATCCGGACGCCACTCCAGCTCCGATGCTTTATAGAAGATCCATGGCATCCTCTGTGAAAAAAAACCCCCGGTTCATCCGGGGGTTTTTTTGTGCTTTGGTCGAGCGGCTGGGAAAGGAGAGGGAAACCATACCGCTCGACCCCGCGTCCACCGATGAGGCGTGACGTCTCCCATATTGTACATAACTACGCGCGCATCCCGCAACTTGACGTCACACCTGCTTTGCGGATGCGCGCCAGCTTTTGCTGTTTGGCTCTGCATGACTTGCAGTATGCATGCAGGCCATCGACGCCGCGCTTGTCCGGGGTGAACTCCTCGTGCGGCTTCCAATCCCCGCAAGCGATACAGTACTTCTGGCCGGGTCTGCGCTCGACCGGTCGTCCCCTGCGATACAGTTCGCGCTGAACCGCGCGCTCAACTTGAAGCTGATGGAGCCGTGGATCGCGCCTGAACCCGGTCGACGCTTGCACATGCGCGTAATCTGAACCGCCCTGCCAGACGGAAATGACCCGCACCCCGGTGATCACCAGTTCATCGTCGTAGTCGCACATTTTCTCTTGTCGTCCTCAGAATAAGCGCTGCTGCTGACCTACAGCGCGCGCCCCTGGCTGTAAACAGTTCGGGCTGAAGTACACCACTTCACGGGTTCGGTTGTTGTTGCGTTCACCCGCAAAGCCGCGGTTCGCCGTCCAAGTCAGCAACTGCCAGCCTGCCGGCCAATCCACCGGCATGTTCCCCTCGTGCAAATACCCGAAGTACGCAATCCGATAGCGCGGGTTGTCCCCGTTGTCGATCGCCCACTGCTTGACCTCATGCCAGATGTCGTTTTCATGCACGTAGATGTTGCTATCGCGCTCATCCCGCGCATACGGCGGGTCAAGAACGATGCCGACGGTTTTTCCTTCAGCCAACGCGGAGTACGTCAGCATATTGCGCCAACCCGTGCAGTTCACGCGCACCCGACGCATACGCGCTGCGAGTTCTGCGAACCATCGATAAATCCCCTCGGTTACCGGAAGCACACTATCGCTCTGAGCCAGCGTGCCGATTTCCATACGGTGCACGCCACGCCCGGTCTCCATTGGAACGCGCTGTCGTTTGATGCCAACCGTAACGCGATGTACGCCGCAACCCTTGCCGCTGAAACGCAGTGTCTTGCGCATTATACTCCCTTCCCCGGTCTTGACCATGCGTCCATTCACAACGCGCCACGGGCCTCTTCCGGAACAGTAGCCGTGACCAAACCACAGGCCCGCGCCCCATACCCACCAGCCCGCGATCTTTGCATCGAAGTACTCCGGATCAGCCTCAAGCTTGCGGACGAGATCCGCATGACGCTGCACTAGCCAATAATGACGCGCTGTCAGGTCATTCTGATTGGCTGGCCAATCCGCGTACCGCGCCACGGCCCCAGGATCGTGTGCAATCGCGCGCCAGAAATTGGCAATGAAACCGTCCAGGTCGTTGACCGTCTCCAACGGCCAGATCCCCAACTGTGCATCGAAATGGTCGGCGGGCCGGCTGAGCAGCAGCGCGCCGCTGCCGAAGAACGGGTCAACGAAGTGATCGACATTGCCGAGCCGCCGCCAGACCTCTCGTGCAATGCCGGATTTCCCGCCGAAGTAGGGATACGGAGACTTGAAGGTCATGCCTCATCCCCCATCGCCCATTGGTCGGAATGAACGGCTGCCGGTTGGTGACGACTTCGATCGGTGCACCAGCCGCTTCATGCGCTCGACCAACTGTTCGTGGACGTTCATGTTATCGCTCCTCTACCCGCCAATGCGGCGGCTGTCTGTGCTTCAACTCATCGATCTGCAGCAACCCGATCGTCCGTCGGATGGGGTTAAACCGATTGTAGCTTATCCGCCGGGATTGGCCTTGAGCATCCCACACATAGATTCGCCGGCTCTTGTGGTACAAGACGATCAGCCTACGCTTGTCCATCAGTCACCTCCCTGCGAACGCGGTTGATCGTATCCGGGCTGACCCGCCGCCCGGTCGCCTGCATCAGCTTGTCCGACAACGCGCGGACGGATAGCGCCGCGTCTTCAGGGTGCTCGGACAACCACTGTCTGACCAGTTCCCCCGACTTGACTTGAGTGTCAGACTGTTGTCCGATACCTGTCCGATCGGACATTCGGTCGGACAACGCCTGTCCGATACCTGTCCGATCGGACAATCCATCGGACAACCAACGGTCAGCACCTGTCAGAGCAGACGTCCGCTCGGACAGTTCAGCGGACGGTCGCAGGCCAATGCGCGCGCGATATGACTGCCAGCGCCGCATTCGGGCTTCTTCCCACTGTTCCATCTCACTGCGGTACTGCTCCTGCGCCCGCGCCCGAACGCGCGATGCGCGCACCACAATCGCTCCCAGAATATCCCCTGAGACCAGCGCCAGCACCGGCGCGCTAACGCCGACCGCGGTCGCGATGACCAGATCCGCCACCGGAAGCAGTGGCCCGAACAAGACGACGTGACTGACGCTGGCGTACACATTCGCCAGCAGCGCGATCCCGAACGCTAGGTAGAAGCCGCGGCTCATCCAGCCGCGCAGCCGCGCTTCATTGAGCCGACCGTCCTGGGCATCGTGCAGCACCGTGATGAAGCGAATGACCACAATGCTGACCTCGATGACGATAAGCGCCAGCACCGCTTCCAGTGCCGCAAGGGATTGGCCGACGAGCGGTTCTGCGATCGCCGCAAACACCGGGGCGGTGCGCAGCGCGCTCAGCAGAATGCCGGATATCGCGATGACCAGAAACGGGCCAAATGCCCACGGGAGGCCGACGTACCAGGCTGGACGCGCGGGTTGAGGATGTTCCCGCGCATCCGCCTCGATGAACGCCGTCCACGCTCGTTCGTGCTGCTGCGCGTAGTCGGCCATGTCGTTACTCCTTCCTCAGCGGCATGATGAGATACCGCGTGCTGTCGGCTTCCAACTGCAACGGGTCGTTTTCCACGTCGAAGTCGAGTTGCGCCTTGACCTGACCGTCATCATGCAGCGCTTTAACCGCCGCGGACGCCGGGTTCAGCAGCTCCAGCAGCGTGCTTGTCATGATGCTTGCTTTCATACCCCCTCCCTTGATGACACTCGCTGTTCAGTATTTCGTGCTTGATCTTGATTCCAGCACGCCTTAACTTGAGCATCGAAGCGCGCCCAAAAGACGTCCGCCGGTACATGCATCGGCTCGACCGGCTGGATGCGCGCGTCCAGCAGCTCATCGACCAGCGCGCCCGCGGCCAGCGCCGCCCGTAAGCACGCGCGATCGTCCGCTGGATCGAGCGTCCGGATGCGCAGCATCGCGTCATCGATACGGATGAGTGCCTCATGCTCCCCCCGGCGAACACAGTCTTTGCGCAGTTCAGTCAGCAGCGAAAAATAAGCGCGTGCATCTTCGAAGAACGTCATACTGCACCTCACAGATCTGCCAGATCGACCCGCTTGACCTGCGCCGGCTGATACAGCGTGCGCACCGGGTCGTAGGTGAAGTGGAATTCCATCCCGGTCGAATTCCCGTTGCGGTCACCGAGGACGTAGATCGTCGTGACGTCCGAACCGTCGTCGATCTGCGCCCGCTTCATCGCCCAAATGACCTGCACGTTGCGTTCGACACTTGCGCCTTCAGCCAAGTGCTCGACCGACGGTTTCGTGCTGGCCATCGCCTCCCGGTTGTACTGGTGCAGCAGCAGAATGGGGATATCGAGATCCGCCGCCAATCGCACCAGATCCATCGTGATCGACCGGATCTCCAGGTCACGCCGGTTTTTTTCAACTTGCTGATCGGCCTCCATCAACCACAGGCCGTCGATGACCACGAGATCGGGCTTGTGTTTCAAGTGGCGCAGCGCCCGGCGCACCCGTGACGGGGTGACGCGGGAATCGTCCCGGCTCATCAGCGCGTCCCGGTCGTACAAGTAGAACTTCCAATCGGTCAGCCGGCCCGCCAGCGCGACGAACTGCTTGTACTCGTCCGGCGTCATCGACCCCGCGCGCAGTTTCATCTTGTCGATCCCGGCCAATCGAGCAAACACGCGGTTCATCATCTCGTCAGTGGTCATCTCGATGCTGAAGTAGTAAACTGCGCCGCCGGCCTCGACCACGTTCTGCGCGATGTTCAGCGCCATCGTCGTCTTCCCGCCCTTCGCGTGACCAGCCAATACCGCGACTTCCCCGCGCGCCAGACCGCCGATAGCAGAATCGATGTTGCGCATCCCCGTCGGCGTCAACACCGCTGCCGGCCCGCGCGTCATTTTGACTTCCAAACGCTCCAGGTAAGCGTCCATCGTCGTGATGAAGTCCGCGCGCAGCAGCGGGGTCAGTTCCGCCGCCTGATCGACTTCCTTGAGCGCCAGATCGACCACGTCATCGAGCGGTCGTTGGTTGTCGGTCGCCGCTTCAAAGATCGTGGATGCCGCGCGCACCAGGCGCAGCCGGATCGCATGCGCCCGGATCTTGCCGGCATACTTGAGGATGTTCTCCGGGTACGTCCCCTCCGGGGTCAGCTTGAGCAGCCATAAATACGTATCGCTGGCCCCCAACGTGATATCGTTATTCGGTTTGAACGCATCGACCTCTTTGGCCAGGCTGTCGAAATCGAACATCCCGTCCCGCGCGTAGACTTGCTTCATCAGCCGGTACAGGATCCCCCAACGCGAAACCGAGAAATCGACCTCGTTGATCAGGTCGATCACGTCATCGAGACGAAACGGCTCCTGAAGCAGGCATCCGAGAAACCGCTTCTCGATCTCGTCATTCAGCGTCCAGCGGTTATCCGGCTGGATGACCTTCAACCCGCTCATCGCCCGTTCGTGCACCGACGGACGGGGAAGCTTTTGAGCTTGCGTTTGTGATTGTGAGGAACTGACCATGACGACCTCCAGTGAAATGCGCCAGCACGTGGCTCATGATCGCCTGCACTGCTTCCGGTGTACCGGGCTGCACCCCGTCCGGAAGAACGAATTCGACCTCGGTTTGAGGTGGTATTTCAGTATTTGGTTCAACCGCGCGTTCCTGAAGCGGTTCATCGACTTTCTGCGCGTGCGGAAAATTTTCCGCCCAGCGATCCACCATAAGCTGGCCGTCTGCGATGAACCGCTTGAGTTCGGGATCCGCCAGATAGCGCACCCATGCGTTGGCTATCGCTTCCGGTTTCCCCGGTCGCGTCAGTCCTGGATGTCGTTCACGCCAGTACTGACCGAAGCCGCGGATCAGCGCCGGCGTGATCTCCCGCTTCGGTTCGGTCATGAACTCGATCCACGCTTCAGTGCGCTTGCTCGGCTTCAGCGTCCCGCGCAGGAACGCGACGATGCGCCGCGCCGCGCCGTCGCTGCACTGAAATGCGCCCGCCGCCGCCGCAGTCAGCGCCGCCTGCTGCCGCTGCGCTGAGGAAAGATCCTTCTGTTTTGAAGGATCTGCCTCTTCATCGACATGAACGGATTCATGGCTTTGCTTTGAGCGGGATGGTGAAGATCCCGATCCGCTTTTGCGCGCCCGCCCGTCAGGGCGAGAATCTTTTTGATCTGTATTCTCTGCTGTACTCTTTGTTGTATTCTCTGGTATTGGTTGGGGCAGCTTGCCCCAATCCATTGGGGCAGATTGCCCTGATCCATTGGGGCAGATTGCCCCAATGCATTGGGGCAGATTGCCCCAATGGATTTTGCGAATTTCCTCATCCCACTGCGCTTCAAATGCAGCGCGCTGCCGCTGACCCGCGCGTGTGCCGGGGGTGACGCCGGGTTCACCGTGCTGCATCCACAAGGTAATGAACGCGGTGAAAGCATGGTAATCGACCGTGTACCACTTTGTGCGGTCATACGCCCGGTCGTTATGATTCGCGCTGATGAGCAGTCCCAGCTTTTCCAGCGCGGCGAACTCGCGCTTCACAGTATCCGTGCTCCAAAATTCAAAATGGTCGTCGCGCCACTGACGGATGCTGTTGTAGACCCAGTAGCGCCCGTCCTTGAAATGGCGTTCCGACTTCGTCTTCTCGTGCAGCTTGATCCAATAGTGCACCTGTCGCAGCACGATGGCCGCGTTCAGGCCGATTGCACGCGCCAGTGTACGGTGCACAATCAGCAGCTTGTCATCATCCAGCAAGTTCATGAAGTCAGTCATCGTTCATCTCCTGTGTTCCCGATTGGCCCGATAGCGCATCCACCCCGCGCGGTGCAGCGCAAGCCGCGCATCCCGGCCTTGACCGCGCTCGACGACCTGTTCGATCAGCACCGTCACCTGTCCCGGTGGCTTCCCGTCCACCCGATAGGCGTGCAGCGCCACGATCTGGTTGTCGTCCGCATAAGCATACCCGTTGAGCGCGTCCAACACGGCCTTGACCCGGTTGTCCAAGTCCCCGGCCCGCCGCGGTCGCTCCACAATTAGTGTTAGCGCGACCGGCCCGATAACCGGTTCAATCCCCGATGCGCGCAGTATCGAAGCGCATAACGCGCTGTACGCTTCCGCTTCCGCGGTCTTGCGCAAAAAACCGCGATAAACGGCCCATAAACGGTTCGTGGACGGTGGATAGGGTAAACACGCTACCCCGACCGGTTTCGTTGAAATTTGAGGCATTTTGACGCGATTCTGCGGCATTCTTGCGCGCGATCTACGTCGCGGTTTCATAAGCGCCCTCGGTGACGATGGTCAGCTTGATGATCTGCCCGGTGAGGTTGGGGAGTTCTCCCTCATCGGTGATGAACTCTAGGATTGCGCAGCCTTCGGCGGTGCGCGTCATCGACCGGCAGACGGCCTCAAAGCTGATGCGGGTTGTGGTCTTTTCCCCGCGGGCCGCCCGGATCTGCTTGAGGAGTTTATCGACGCTCCAATTCTCGTCGTTTGCGGCGGTTAACCACTGCATCGCGTTTTCGAGGTCGTTGAGCGCTGCGCGGTAGTGCGACCAGCTCAACGCGGGGAAAGCCGCACGTTGGGCTTTGCCGTAGGCTGCAGCGCAGCGGGCGTACTCATACAGCGTTGAGGGGCGGATATTCACCGCCCCCGCGTAAGCTTTCAAGCTGGTCTGCCCGTAGCGTCGTTCAACCTTGAGCGCAAGGTCGCCGAGCGCCCATCGGTTGCGATCATGCGCCTGCGCGATCTCGATCCCGGCTGACGTCAAGCTTTCCCAGTCATCCGGGACGTTATCGACGTCAATTTCGGTGTAGACGATCATCAGAACTCGATCTCCCGCGCTTTCGCAAAATCGAACGCTTGCTGTTCCGCTTCGATCCCGGTCTGTTCCTCGATATAGCGCTTCAAGCGCTCTTCAGCGTCCTGAAGCGTACCGGTGAATTCACTGAGGCGGGAGACGCCCAACGCTTTGAGCAAGTCCTGACCGTTCAGACCTTCACCGGTATGCTGGGTGTACCAGGACGCTTGTTCGCTGCGCGTCCACGGTTCTTTTGCTTGCTTCGGGTTGGTTGTCGCGATCCCCGGCAGTACCTTCGGCAGCTCCGGGACGGGGTCACCGACCAGGCTGGCCAGCCAACGCGCAAACGCGGTACGGTCAGCCGGGTTCTGCACACGCGGAGCATTGAGCAGGTAGCGGCCAATGCCGAACAAGCGCGCCGCGCGCCGGAGCGCGTCGGTCGCCGCGGCCTTTTCCGCTTCGTTGGTTTCACGCCTGCCGTCTCGACCGACTTCAACCGCTGATGAGCCGACCCCGTCACGGGTCACGCCGCATACCGTCAAAGCGACAACGACGGTCACCGTCGGGGTTGCTGACGCTGAACGGTCGCGCAGTTCCTTCACGGTCAGCGCCCAGTTCGGGTCAACCTCGTCAAGCCGGCTGGCGATCGCTGCCTCGGTGATGTACGCGAAGCCTTCCGGGCGAAACTCGTGCTCATCCAGCGGAAACGGCCGGCACAACGCTTGTACATGGTCAGCGGTCAGCATGATTTTCTCCTGCGAGACAATATACACACTTGCGCTTCAGCGGTTGGTGAATGTGCTTGACCAAATCGACTTTCTGCACATGCAGAAAATCTTGCGGCTCCAGCCAGCACTTGCACTGGACGCATTGGATCAGGCCAAGCTGGCGGATCTGTTTTGCGGACAATGTGCGGTACATGGCCGTCCCCATCAGAACGGGATATCATCCAGCGCGATGGGCTGTGTGTCCTCATCAGCAAACGCGCTCAGCTTGCGCAGGATATCGTCGAGCATGAACATCGCGCGCCAGATGATATCGCCGGCCTCTTCTGCCCCCGGAGCATCCAGTGCTTTCACCATAACCGAGATGACCTTTTCGAGATCGTCTCGCAGATCACCGTGCTGATACCGCTTGAAGTCCATTGCACACCTCCTAGTGCGGAATATGCTGCTGTTCTTCCGCCGGTTGGCGGTCAAATACGATCACGCTGCTTGCCGCTGTGGTCAACCCCGCGCGCGCTTCACCTCGACCGGTGAAGTACGGGTTGGCCCGGAGCGCGCCGACGACGAACACGCGCACCCCCGGACGAATGAGTGGGCCAACGTGCTGCAGCAGCGCGCCGCGCAGCGTCACGGTTAACCAGACTGTTTCTTCAGCCCCCTTGACCTTGCGCGTCACCGCCGCATCGAAGAACATGACTTCGTCTTCGTCCTCGCTGAACTTCTCCCGCTTGACCCGGTTGCCAACGCTGCCGACGAAGACCACCTGGATGTAGTCCACCTCAACCTTCCTTGTCCGCTTCCGCTTGCGCGACCGCATTACGCGCGATCTCATACACCTCAGGATACGCTTTTTGCAGCGCGCTCATGACGAATTCCCCGCGCGTCCCGTATTTCAGCAGCGTCATCATTAGGTCAGCGAGCTGAATCTGATGCTCCGGCAGCCGAACCCAGTAGAGTTCCGTCGGTTCACCCTTTCGTCGAGACATCGCCACCCTCCAGAACGCGAATAGCCTCATTCAGATGCGCAATCGCTTCCCGCAGCGCCGCGATCTTCATGCCGATCGTTGCGCTGCGATTGTATGTCAGCGCCACAATCAGCCGCGCAATCGCAGTGTCGATGCTGAAGTTCGCTCGCTCATGCGGAGCCTCAACCGTCAGTTTTTTCATCTCTTGTCCTCCCGTCACTTCGTACTACTTAGTATTTAGCCGGACTGGTCATTTTGCGAATTTCAAAAAAAGGCTTGACAACATGTAAGCACGGCTTTACAATACTTGTAAAGGATTGAGGAGAGGGAAAATGTTCAGCATTCTGCGCCGTCGTCGCAACCGCCGCAATGCTGCCCAGCCTGGGCAGCACATATTCGTGTGGCTGAATGCCAGCGAAAGCTGGCATTACGCCATCTACGACGCCCCCCTGTCTGAGGGGCGCCACCTCGTCTACGTATACGTAGACGAGGGCTGGCACCCCCTCGCCGTTCCCTCGCAGGAGATCTTTCTAGAGTTTTGGGGGTGGGCATGATGAGCAATGACATTCGTCGGGCGGTGCTGAGCCGTCCACTGGCCGAAGTTCGTATTTTCCACAGGCGCTGGAAAACGGGGTTGGTTTACCACCCCGTAGTCAGTGAATTTCTCCGGTCCCTCCGGGAAAGTGGCCGGCTCGACGCCGGAATGAACTATGGAGGGTTGGTCTGGCCTTTGATCTTTTCCCGCACCGCCGCTGCGCTGCAGCGCCGCCGCGAGCAAGCAGAAGCGGCGCACCGGGCCGAAATGGCCCGGCGCCAGCAGCTCGCCGTGCGGCTGCTGGACGCGACGTCCTCGGCGGACGTCGAGCGCATCGTCGCCGAGCACGGCGATGACGCGTTCGGCGCCTTCAAGGCGGAACTGGCCCGGCTTCAGCGTCGTTGGGGCGAACTGCCCCTAGCGACCATCGCCGCGGTGGCCGCCGATGCTATCGGCGTCGCGCACGAGCTGCGCGACGAGGAGGCTCGGCGCGACGAGCGCGCCGCATCTGCCCGCCGCTGGGCGCGGCGCGCTGAAGAAGAGGACGGCCACTTCTTCTTCCATTGATCGCCGGGGGGGGTTTGGCCGGCCCCCCTTTCATTTCGGGCGCGACGGGTGTCGACGTCGGCGCGCGCGGGCGGTAGGCGGAAAACGCCCTTGAAGAAACGCCGAAACCCGCAAACACAGCGCGCTGGCGGACGGGGGTTCAACTCCCCCCGCGTCCACTGTATCCACTTTTTTAGCGAATATCGGGGGGCGCGCATCCGAACGCACGCGCGGAGGAGCTATGAAAACGTTCAATGCCCGTCCACCACGTGGGGCATACGGGGATCGTGAAGAGCGGATCGGGCATCGCCCCGGCTGCGGCTGGGACGACGCACACACCCCTGCTTCGCGCCGGGCGGTGAAGTGCAGCACCGCCCGCGCTCGGCGGGCGCGGAGCCGCGCGATCCGCCACGCGGTCCTTCGGGGGGAGTGGGAGTAATCCCGCCCCCCACGGGCACTGGCTAGAGGGAGAATCGCCGTGTTCGAACAAGTCTTGCAGCTCCTGTCCGCTGCCGGCATCCAGCTCGAATTGGATGAGCTGGTGCAGGCCGTCATGGCCAGCAAGGCTCGTCCAGCACGGGCTGTCTCGAAGCTGCTCCACGACCGTGGCCACAAGGTCGATGGGCAGCTCCTCTCACGAATCGGCTCTCTCCTCAAACTGGTTGAGTACCGGCTTGAGGAGCGGGAGACGATTAACTGGGACGCCGGTGATTTCGGCGAC